ATCAACTGACATTGTTGTTGCTAACAATGCAGCTACAACAACGACCAATTTTGGCAAGTTTGGCATCAATTCATCCGCTTTTGCTGGTAGTTCAAACTCATTCGGGTTGGCGACAGCAACGTACGTAGCTGCAACCTCAGGTGACCTAGTACTGGGTACGACCACGTCTAACGTAATTCGTTTTGTCACTGCTGGCGCATCGGTTGACTGGTTTGGTATCGGCGCTGATGGACAGTGGAATATTGGTGGCAGTGCAGGCACATCTGGCTTTGTATTCACGTCTGGTGGTTCAGCGGCGGCACCAACGTGGACTAACCCCGCAACATTGGTGCCGCCAGGCGGTACGGCTAGCGCCATTCAGTACAATAACGGTACGGGTGGATTTGGTGGGTCGAGCACGTTCACATACAACGGTTCCGGTCTGATGTCCATTCTCAGCAGCTCTGCTACAATTCTGATGCAGGATGTTAGCGCTGATCCGTCAGCGCCAGCCGCAGGTAATGGTTACCATTATGTTAAAGATATGGCATCGCGCCTCGTCCCCATGTGGATGGGTCCGGACGGATTGGCCAACGTAACCCAGCGCTCTCACGCCTACTCGAGTTTTTACCTGATTCGCCCCAACGGCGCTACTACGGGTATGGTTAGCATTGGCACGGGTAGCACGATCGTTGGCACATTGACAACCCCCGCTCAGACGTCTACTAACGTCAAAACGTCTATGGCCCGCACGCTAGTCACCTCCTCTGCTACTACTGCTGGTACACTGGTATCCCTCCGTACAACCAACGCAATGTTGTGGCGTGGTAATGCTGCTGGTCTTGGTGGCTTTGAATTTGTTGGTCGTTTTGGACTGGATACCGTGGTATCCGCGAATCGCGCGTTCTTCGGCATTGCTGACGTTGTAACCGCACCAACTAACATCGATCCGACTACGTCGACTACCCCCGGCAAAATCGGAATGGCGATCAACACCAACACTGGTAACTGGAACCTTGTTAACAACGTAACGGGTACTGCACCGACGGTGTTAGCCTTGGGTATCAACTTCCCTGTTGATACCACAACAGAATTCGAATTGGCGTTGTACTGCCCACCTAACGGTAGTGCGATTGGTTACCGCATCACCAACTTGACAACGAGATCGGTGACGACGGGTAGCTTAACAACCAACATTCCCGCCACCACCACGTTCTTGGCACCATGGATCTTCATGACCAACAACACCACAACAGCGACGTTTGCAATGAACATTGCAAACATTGCAATGGAGTCATACATATGAACATCAATTTTCAGTAGGGGATTATTGCTTACCTTGGCTCTGGCTCATTGCAGCCATTCTTGACGTATTCTAGTGGCTATGTGTGCAAATGGACACGTTGATGCCACTCTTGCAAATGGTTCCAACAGCTATCTGATCACAGAATCGACAAGTGTGCCTAATGCGTGGTGCCCCCTTCCTGCAAATACCGACTGCTACTGAAATCATTGCTGATTGGCCTACATATAGCGCACAAGCTCTTGTGCTCTGGACGGGTGTCGTACCCTGGCTGCACAACACTCTTCGGGGTAAGTTGTGAGGCTGGCCTGTACAACTAGTTGCAACCCCTCACGTGCTACACAGTAGTGGGTTACCACATTCCCGTCATCATTAGCGGGGAAATTTAACACGTTGCGTACGAACCGAATCCGCCAGTGGGCTACCCAGCTTAACAATAGCGCCACCAGTGGTGTTCTGCATTCAGGCGTAATCGCTACGCTCCCAACGCAGCTGCAAACGGGCGGATCCACAGCGCGGACAAACATAGTCTCCACCCCCGCCATTCACGCTATCGGGCGCACACGCATAAACTCTTGCTCGAGCCCTCCTCATTTAGCTACCTGCAGATAAATACTGGATCACGATATCTCCAGGAGAGTCTCCATGCGTATTTCATTCCGCCAAGGTATTGTTGCAGCCCCATCAGGTTTCCTGACACTCAACAATAACACTGTCGACTTGACGATTCCTTCCCCAGACCTTGCAATCATTGCATTTGCAGATGGCGCTGCCAACTATATGCTATCGGAGCGTCTGACGATTCACAGCGCTTGGCAAGGCCCATTTACTGCAGGCTCAACCTCATACTGGTTGTACTGGGACATCAACACTACCACTGGTCAGCGCACTTTTGGCCACACGACAATTCAGCCGGTCGATGGCTCATCAGCTCCACAGAACCCCGTCAACGATCAGCATTGGTTTGACACCGTAGCAAACAAGATGAAGGTGTGGAACTCAACGGCAGGCCGCTGGATTCCAAAGATTCGTGTGTTTGCCGCTAAGCTGGCAGGCGGCTCTGTCTTCGTCAGCGTTAGCCAAAACTCTCCACAATTCACGGGTACACAAGTCGGTGCTTTCGTCAACGTCCCAACGTCAATTGGCGCACTGATTTTCGACATCAACGGTGATCCAATCAAGCGTGGAAACGCCTTCTTTACCACTGAAGACGTCACTGTTGCAGGTGTGGCATCGGCAGCACAGGTCAAACTTGGCGCGATCATGATTCAGGCTGTTGCTACAAGCAACATTCCGGCGTATAGCATCGTCAACTTCACTGACTTCAACAAAGTTAGCCTTGCAACCAATGTCGTGATGAGCTCTGGTGCATATGGTATGATTGAAGTTGACGCCATCACCGGCGATATCGTTAATGTTGCTCTGGAAGGAGTGATTTCCAACCCACTGTGGGACTGGACGAGTGCGGGTGTGAATGCTCCTCTGTATGTCAGCTTGAACGGCACGTTGACAGCGACACCGCCTCCTAGCCCGGTAGTTGTTGCTACAGTAGTTGATAAGAACACAATTCTGCTGCGCTCAGCAATCACCACGGTTACAATTGATGGTGGCGGTGCTGGTGGCTCCCTGACCGTGAAGGACGAAAGCTCCAACGTGGTAACAGGAACAACGTCGATTAACTTCGTTGGTCCCAACATTACAGCGTCGGCTGGCGGTGCTGGTGCAGCTGTTGTGACGGTCACAACACCAGCGCCTAAGTATGATTCAATCATTGCGACTAACGGTCAAACGGTGTTCAACACTTCCGTATCCACTATCGCAAACGGGGGTGGTGTCAGCAAGCTGCAGGTCTACCGCAACGGAGTTCTGCAGCGTGAGGGTGGCTCATACACTGTTACTGGCGCAAACCAGATCACATTTACGGCAAACATCATCACGAATGATGAGATTGCACTGTACTCATTCACCTAAACGACGGAACTAACATGTCACAACCATCAGGACCACAACACGCCATTGTAGGTAACCAAATCTACATGTTCATTGATGAACTGGCGGATGTTACCATTACCAATCCCGTCAACACGCAGGTACTCACGTACCAAGGTGGAAGCTGGGTCAACGCGAACGCCCCATCAGGTGGAGGTGGAGGTGGAGGTGGTGGACTTGAACCTCCTCAGATCCAGCGCTTGACCTCTGCATCCGAAGCGCCGATGGATGGCACCAACTATTACGCGTGGGATCCGTTTACTCAGGAACCGCCAATGGGCTACTCGAACTCCGCGTACGTTTCCTTGGATGAATACGGTCTGGCTCTCTTTTTCGACGTTGGTGGCACTTACTCTGTAAAGCTATTGTGCACAATTACAATCGATCAGTACAACAACGCACCAACAAAGCCAATCATGTATGGCACGTCCATTCCAAACGTCACCACATACGGTTCGCCAGCTAAGAACCATTATCGCGCTGGCGCTGTTGCGGGGGATGATCTCAGTCGGAAGGTAATTTCTTGGGACGACGAATACATCGTGTTCGCAAATCCAGGCGATAACACTCTCGTTGAAGGCTTTGTGTTTGCTGATCCATCAGAACATTCGATTCTGTACCGGATGGATATCACACTTGTGGTTACGCGGCTAGGCAACTACATCTTGTCATAACATGCCTCTGACGGTTGTAACTCTAACACAGTCACAGAATGAAGAAGGGCCCAACGGGGCCCTTCTTTCTCGGTGCAAGCAATCCGTAGCTAATGCACTACCTCCTGGGGCAAAGCACGAGATAGTGTTCTGCCCTCCGGAGAAGTTTGCAGAAGAACGAATGCGAACTGCGTTGATGGATGAATATGTGTGCTCTGTGGACGACGATGATGTGATAGACCCACGTGCATTGCGCGTTTGTCTTAAAGCTCTCCAGGAAACGGGTGCGGGACTGGCTTGCACGAATGAAGCTGAGACAGACATCAATCTCAACATCCGTTACGTAATGTCAGGAACCAAGTTGTACCAGAACGCTAGTCGTCACCCAAGAGTTCTTCACCACTTGGCGATGTGGCAGTCAAAGTTTGTGGATCCATACGCACTGGAATTGAACAACAAGTACACGGTGGGCATTGATTGGTTCATCAAGGTTAGCGCTGCGCTCCAAGGGGGTGCAGTACACATTCCAATGACGGGATATTTCTGGTGTCAGCACGAAAAATCAATGACCCACCAGGCCAGCAGAAACTATCATTTCCGCGTCTCTGAGATGCGCAACGACGTGATTGCTAGGTGGGGAGATCGGCGCGGATTTATTCCGGTTTACCCAGAAGAAAAATGGTAACTCTTCTGCGAGTTAGCATAAATAGATAGGTCAGTAATGACAGGGTAGAGAGGCTACCTTAATTGGGAACTGTTCCCAACCTCTTGACTTTATCCAGAAGTGAAACTACAATCTGTAGATGTGATCTTAGACATGAGTTCACAGACGAGAAGTTCAACAACAACTAGAAGAGAACAGGAAAACAAAATGTCAAAAGCAAAAATGAGTCTGGCCGAACTGCGTGCGGCTTACAAGGAACCAGCTAAGGAAGGCGGTTCTGGCAACTCGAACTTCAACAAGTACTACCCCTTCTGGAAGATGAAGAACGGCCAAAAGGCTATTGTTCGTTTCCTTCCGGACCGCGATGAGGGCAATCCCCGCGGCTTCATGGTAGAAAAAGTCAACCACAACCTCACGATCAACGGTCAGAAGAAGTCCGTCCCATGCTTGAGCATGTACGGTGAAGACTGCCCGATTTGCAAGGTGTCGCAAGACTACTACAAGGCAAACGACAAGGTCAATGGTTCGAAGTACTGGCGCAAGAAGAGCTACCTGGCTCAAGCAATCATCGTCGAAGATCCGCTGCCCGCAGATCCTGAGACTGGTGTGACCCACCAAGGTCAAGTGCGCAACATCACGGTCGGCTACCAGCTGAACGAAATCATCAAGGAAGCATTCGCTGACGAAGACGCGCTGCAAGGCGTGCCGTACGACTTCGAAGAAGGCCACGATTTCGTGATCAAGAAGTCCGAACAGGGCGAGTACTCCACATACACGATGGGTACGAAGTTCCAATCGAAGCAGCGTTCGCTGACCGAGGAAGAACTGGTTGCTGTTGAAGAAGGCATGATCGAGCTGAAGACGCTTCTGCCGAAGAACCCTGGTGTTGAGAAGATCCGCGCCATGCTGAACGCTGACCTGAATGGTGAAGAATACCACGACGGCAAGTCGTCCAACTCGGACGACGGCGATGAAGATGGTGAAGCTCCTGTCCGTGCCAAGCCGGCTGCAAAGCCTGCACCTGCTAAGGTGACAAAGGTTGCAGAAGACGATGAAGACGCTGCTCCGTGGGATGAGCCAGCAAAGCCAGCTGCTAAGGCAGCACCGGCCGCAGCTGATGCAGGTTCTACGGACGTAGACGACATGCTCGCAGCAATTCGCGCACGTCGTAAGGCATCGACCTAATTGGTCTGGTTGGAGAGAGCCTAGGCTCTCTCCCTTTCCTTTAAGGAGTGCCTCATGCGCAAGCAAAATCGTCCGCTAGACACCTCCGAAACTCGCACAATCATTCAATCAAAGATTGAACAGATGTCCGTGCGTCAGCTTCTTCAACGAGATAGCTTAGTTTTGCAGGGATACACACAAGAAGAGGCCATTAAAATGGTCCTGGAGGTAACAAATGGCAAAAGCCAAATCGGTGTTTGACTTCGTTGAGAAGTTTGACAAAGAACTAGAGGGAATGGAGAACGTTGGTACGTCTTCACTTCCTCCTCGTTACTGGTATTCTACCGGTAACTATGTGCTGAACCGAATCATTTCGGGCAGCTTCAAAAACGGAATTCCGCAAGGTCGAATTACCGACCTTGCTGGTCCGTCAGGCTCTGGTAAGAGTTTCATCTCTGCCAACCTAGTTGCAGCAGCACAAAAGCAAGGCGCTTACTGCCTTGTGATTGACAGTGAAAACGCACTAGATAATGACTTCATATCGAAGATCGGCGTCGACGTTGAAAACAGCTACAAGTACCTCAGCGTCACAACGATTCCCGATGTGACAAAGGTTGTGTCCTCGTTCCTCAAGAAGTACAAGGAACAAGTGGGAGAGGCTGAAGATGCACCGCAAGTGCTGATTCTGATTGACTCACTGGACATGCTGATGACAGAAACCGAACTTGACCACTACGATAAGGGTGTGTCCAAGGGCGATCAAGGTCAGAAGAACAAGCAACTGAAGGCGATGCTTCGCACGTTCGTGCAAGACATCAAGCACCTCAATGTCGCTATGATCGTCACGTCGCAGGTGTACAAGAACCAAGACCTGTTGAACGGTGAAGGTGTGTGGATCGTCTCCGACGCTGTGAAGTACGCTGCATCCCAAATCATCTTGATCCAGAAGCGCAAGCTGAAGGATGAAGGTAAGGGTGCAAAGGTTGGCGATTTCGCTGGCGTTCGCATGATCTGCGAAGGCTACAAGACACGTTTCACGAAGCCGTTCCAGAAGGTTGAAGTTGAAGTGCCGTATGAAACTGGCATGGATCCACTGTCTGGTCTGCTAGAAGTGGCAAAGGCTGTTGGGGTGATTGTCCAGCACGGCAGCTGGTACACAATGGCGGGCAAGGAGGAAAAGTGGCGCAGTTCCGACCTCGAAGCATACCTCGATGAAATTATCGAGGCGCTGGAAGCAAAGACCACAGCTTTCCTCGACGCAGACGCTCCAACGGAGACAACTGATGATGGCGTTTCCGCCAAGCAGAAGCGAATGGCCAAGCACGCAGAAATGCAAGCAGCTGAATAAACTGTTGTAAGGTCAACCAAAACAGGTCATAGTGATATGACCTGTTTCCCTTATGCAAATCATCAAACGACAAACCGCTCAACAATCTGGCCTAAACAAGTACTTTACGGGTAAGCCATGCAAGTCCGGACATATATCAGAACGATATGTTCACAGTGGTGTTTGTATTGCTTGCCTACGTAAGAATGTTGATCGGTACCGGGCGAGTCACCGCGAAACTGTGAATCTGCGAACGAGGACTTGGCGAGACCATCACCCGGGATACTATACGGATCGCTATGCTTATGATTCATCTAAGTCCAAAGAATGGACTAAACGATGGAAACAAGCCAACCCAGCTCGTGTGGCGCTAATGCAGGATCGCCGCGGCGCCTTGTTAGCTCGTGCTACTCCTACGTGGGCGGAGGCAGAATTGATCAAGCAGGTATACCGCAAGCGTGATGAACTTAGCAAGGTGTGGAACATAGATCTGACGGTAGACCACATTATACCGATCCAAAGTGATACAGTGTGTGGGTTACATTGCTGGGCAAACCTTCAACTCATAGAAAGAAGCGATAATGGACGAAAACACAACAAATACATTACCGACTGGTAAGCCTCGACCAGCTGAACAGCTAATCCGTGACAACTTGTTAGTTAAGCATTACGCGGGTAGCCGTGCCTATGGCACTAATTTGCCCACGTCAGATACAGATTTTCGTGGCATCTTTGTCGCTGACCCAATCAATGTGCGGACACCGTTCTATCCAATCACTGAGAAGGTGGACACAAGTGAGGAGGACACAGTAATCTACGAGTTGGCGCAGTTTATGAAGCTGACGCTGGACTGCAACCCCAACGTGATTGAGACGCTTTGGGTTGATCGTCAAGACATCGTGACTACTTCTCCTGCTTATGAGGTTCTTCGTCAAAACGCAGGTGCCCTGCTATCAAGCAAAATTGCGTTTACTACGTCTGGATACGCCCTGTCACAACTGAAGCGGATCAAGGGCCACAACAAGTGGATCAACAATCCGCAGCCGGAAAAACGTCCTCAGATGATTGACTTCATCTCACTCGTCCACAACTTCACAGGTGCAAAGACGTTCAAGATCGACCTGCGCAATTACCAAGACAATCACCGCCTGGTTCCATACAGTGGCGATACGTACGGTCTGTACCAAGTAAATGGCTATTCACCGTACAACGCAGAAACGGGTGCACTAAACGCAGACTATGAAGGTGACTCCAACGCGCTCGGTGTGCCGTTGTTCATCATCAAGTTCAACCGTCAGGTGTACTCTGACGCTGCAGAAACGTGGGAGAACTACTGGACGTGGAAAAAGAATCGCAATGTCGCGCGTAGTGCGCTCGAAGAGCCATTTGGTTATGACTGTTACACTGATGATACAGAATTTTTGACTAACACGGGATGGAAACGGTTCGACGACGTCTCAGAGACAGATACTCTAGCCACGTTTAACCAATTATCGCATAAGATTGAATATCAAGCTCCGACAGAACGAATTGATAGTAAGTTCACAGGCAATCTATACCATTTGACAGGGCATCACGTCGACACCCTCGTGACTTCAAATCACAATATGTACGTTCAGGACCTCGTATGGAAGAAAAACTAGAGCACGTTCAGCGGCTGCTGAGCCTGTTTGATGACAGGGAGACTCACAAGACAGCGCACAATCGAGAGATTGCGGCTGCATTGAACGATGGACTACTAACAGCGCTGTTTGAGCTGCTTGGACTCCCAACCGAGGACGTTGTTTGGGAGGATTTCTTCGTTCTCGACTCCGTGATCGTCGTTGCCGTCCAGATAACATACGATACAGCGAAAGAACGCACGGAATTCCTGCGTTTAATTGCGCCTGTAAAGGCTGACAAAGACGTTACGCGAGTGACTCGCTCTGTCAAGTTTGGCATTCCTCTACTGAACGCGTTTGAGCCGTTGGATCAGATTAAACAACATTTGATCAACCTCGCTCGTGAAACGACCGCTGCTACAGAGGAACCTCCTGAACTTGTTGGACCACCTAAGCCACCACCCTCTACAAAATTCGACGCAGAGCCGCTGTCCGATGACCAACTAATAGCATTGATGGCCATGCGCCGTATCTCAAAGGCAACAAAACAATGAGCAGAATTGCAGACTTGGGAGAAAAGAACATCAACTTACCAAAGCTGATTGGTGAGTATGAAGACGCTCTGTCAACAATCGACGACAACTTGAAGCTGTCGGGGAAGACCCACGATCAAGCACTCAAAGAGCAAGCAACGTGGCCAATTTACTACAGCCAACGGCGTGCTGAGCTAAAGACGCTGATGAAGTACCTTGATGCACAGGTAGCTTCTGTACGCGGGTCGTTCTCACGCCGCTACAACGAAAACTACAGCACGAAGCTTGGTGAGCGCATGATGGAGCGTTACATCGACAACGAGGAGGCATACGTCAAGATGTACGAACTGTACCTTGAAGTTGCCGAACTGCACGATAAGTTCGATGCTGCCGTTGACGCTTTTGACAAGCGGGGTTTCGCATTGCGAGACATCACCGCTGCACGTGTTGCACAGATCCAAAGCGCACTCTTATAACAACATGACAACAACAAGAAGCGAATGCAAAATTCGCCTGCTAGATGAGGTTACAGCGTTTGTCGTCGGTCTGCGAGGAGAGCACCTGGAGGCTCTGTCGGACCGCTACGCCGTCAATGCAGCGAACTATTTCTTCAACCCACGGTTCAAACTTGGACAGTGGGATGGTAAGATCCGTTACTTCCACAAGAACGGCAAGACGTACATTTACCTGTTAGATGACATCCTGCCACGCCTGGTTAAACTAGGGTACAAAGTAACGATTGAAGACCTTCGCTCGCCAGCACCTCAACCAGAGTTGGCGACTGCTGATATGTTTAAGGACGTGCTCCACCCGGATACAGGTGAGCCGATCATCCTGCGCGACTATCAGTACAACAATGTGAACAATCTAATTGAGCACGGTAACGGCTTAATTATTGCATCAACTGGTGCGGGTAAGACGCTGTTGTCCGCATGTCTCGTTAACTCATACGGCAAGCTTGGCCTGAAGACGTTAACGATTGTTCCCAACCAGGATTTGATCCGCAACACCAAGCAAGACTACATCAATTGCGGTCTCGATACGGGTGAGTATAGCGGCACATCAAAGACGCTCGAACATCAACACATCGTGTCAACGTGGCAAGCGTTGAAGAACAATCCAAAGATCATCGAACTGTTCCAAGTGATTCTTGTTGACGAGTGTCACGGTGCAAAAGGCAACGTGCTGCAAAAGATCCTAACAGATCATGCAGCACGAATTCCGTACCGATTTGGTGTCACGGGCACGCTACCGAAGGATCCATCCGATGTGATGTCGATTAAGGTTGCTCTTGGGCCCGTTCGTGGAACCGTCACGGCAGCAGAATTGATGGATCGTGGTATTCTGGCACAGCTGCACATTGACGTCCTGCAGTTGGAAGAAGACTTACGCGACGAGTACAACAAGTTCTGCGCTGAAGACGTTGTCAACGTTAAGCCACCTACATACACGGCGTTCAAGGACGCATACTTCGGTGATTTTGCAGCGGAAAAGTCGTACCTGCATCGCAAAAAGGATCGGATTGAGTGGATTGCAGACTTCTTGTGTGCTAAGCGTGACACGGGGAAGGGCAATGTATTGTGCCTCGTTGACAGTATTCCGTTTGGACGCCAGCTAGCAAACATCATCCCTAATGCAATCTTCGTCAATGGCCAGGATGTCAAGAAGTCTGAAGAGCGCCAGAAGATTTACGACTTGTTCAAGAACAACGACGATCTCGTTGTGATTGCAACTGTTCACATCGCAGGCACAGGCCTAAACATTCGACGAATCTTCAACTTCGTGATGGTTGACGTGGGCAAGTCTTTCATCCGTGTGATCCAGGCGATTGGTCGAGGATTACGCACAGCTGAGGACAAGAAGTCTGTGATTGTGACCGACATTTGTGGAGACCTCAAGTACAGTAAAAAGCACTTGAAGGAACGGACAAACTACTACGAAGAAGCCCAGTACAAGTACAAAAAACACCAAATCGACTACGTTAAGCAGATGTCCGCTCTTGACGGGTTCGAATAACCAAGGTATACTTACACCATGTTAATCTTCGACGGCAATTCGCAACCAATCATTCTTGACAGCATTCACGGTCCGACAGTAACAGAGCATATGTGGGTGCTCGACCTTGCAATGCTCGATTTCACTCTAGCGCCCCTGTTGATGCTGGAGGAGGTCGTATGCCCATCCATTCGTGTTCTAGTTCGTGGGTTTGAGTTCATTCTCCCCGCCAACTGGTCTGTCTTGGTGTACGATCGAGAGTCCGCACAACTCGATGTTGTGGAGCTAGCAGAAACTGCGGGGCGTGAATTCACAGCGTTTACGTATGGTCCTCAAAAGTCAGCTCCATCACCAGCAATCATCACCGTAACCAACTACTACGTTGAGCACAAAAACGTAGGTCCGTCGCTGAATAAGCACCAAATGCTGTGTCACCCCATTGGGCCTGACGAGTGGATCTGTGTATCCCCCAGCGATACGTACAATAAGTACCTAAAAGACATCATCGTTGGTGACTTAATTGGTTAAGGAAAGAACATGGCATCAGATAAACACGTAAGTGTAGCAGAGTTGAAGACATTCATTGACGCAGTAGAGTTTGCGTCAGATGCAGACAACTGGATCCCAAGTCAGCGCCAATGGGAGCGAATTCGGTCGATGATTGACCGTCTCGAAGATGCTCCCGCACCACCTCCGCCTGCTCGATATGTGCCAGACAATCAACAGATGATGCAACTCCCTCAGCCATCAATGATGCAGGTTCCTCAAGGGGGGATGATGCCCAGTATGATGCAACCACCTCAGATGCTGCCTCCAAACGCTCCATTTGCAGCAGGTAACCCAGCAATGCCTGTTCGCACGCCTGATATTGACACAATGGGGAAGCCGTACCAAAGTGCCTTCGCAGCTTAACACACAACTGAAAGACCGCATTCTGTGGTTTGATGGCGACTCCTCGTATGAACCGAGGAGTTTGCTGTATGCAATGCGTCAAGCTGACGTCAATTTCGTTACGGAATTGAATGAGATGGTTGCGGAATATAACCGCAATGTTGCCGCATCGCAAGAACTGCGGGTCAAAGAATCATGCGGTGAATTGTCGTTTGATTGGACGATTCCTGACAAATACAAAACACTAGATGTGGTTGATTATCTGTTTCAAGCGCATCAAATGCTATTTGAGCACGTCAGTCCAACAGAGTTTGATCAGCGTGAAAAGCGCCTTGCAGAGGAAGTTGTTCTGTATCAGAAGCTCGGTCTTTTTGACGTTTTGCGGGCCATTATTTGGATCATAAATACGTTGACCGCTACCAACACCGTCTGGGGTATTGGTAGAGGAAGTAGCGTGTCGTCATACGCGTTGTTTGTGGTAGGTGTTCACGATGTGGACAGTTACGCTTACGATCTGGACATAGACGACTTTTTGCACGAATAGGACACCATCTATGTCAAACGCAGTTAAGAGTGCTCGTGGTCAACTTGTTGATTTTGATCACTTGAAGATCAAGCAACAACTAGCCACAGCTCCAAAGCCAACCAATGTTAAGGCTCGTGAAGACTTCATCGACCAAAAATTCAAGCGTCGGTTGAAGAAGATCAGTCGTACCATTGTTGACACCGCCGGTCCGGGTGACGACTTTGTCGACGAGGACGAAACACCAGAAGAAAGCCTATAACCATATGAACCTCACTGCAATCAATAACGTAATCATATTCAAATTCGTAGACGCTGTAAATGCCAAGGGCGAGTTCGAAAAAGCCGCCACTGAGTCAGGGATCATCCTGAAGGGTAGTGTAGACGACAGCGCAAAGTCCCCTCGTTGGGCAACTGTGACACACGTTGGTCCAGATTGCAAGGTTAATGTGGGGGATCAGATTCTGATCCCCAACCTTCGCTGGACAAATGGCTTCAAGGTCGACGGTGTGTATCACTGGAAGACGGACCAAACGCAAATCGCGGCTGTCCGCTCTGCGGAAACAGGTAAACTGAAGGCGGCAAATGACTATGTGGTGTTCGTTAAGAACAAGCCATCATCTTCATTCACCAGCCAATCCGGCCTGTTGATCATGTCAGCCCCGACAACAGACACCCCGAGCGGTCGTGCTCTGTCAATCGGCCCTGATGCGGATCCGGAATTGGCTGATTCCACCATCTACTACAGCGACATCAACTTCACGAACGACTTTACTCACGGGTCTGTTTCCTTGGCTTTCGTCAAGGAAGAAGAAATCTTCGTGTACGTTCCTGCTGGAGAATAATCATGTTTTTCATCGGCTTGCTGATGCTGTCAACGACAGCAATCGCATTCGCTGCTGCATACTTTAGCGTCTATGGCCTAGCAAACACCTTTGCCGGTGTTTTCTGGTCTGTAGTCGTCATGGGCGCATCTTTGGAGGCCGGCAAGCTGGTCGCCGCCTCATACCTGTACCGCTATTGGTCAACTACCAACGTTGTCCTGCGTACCTACCTGATGGCGGGGGTGGCGGCACTAATGATCTTGACGTCAACGGGTATCTTTGGTTATCTGTCGACTGGCTATCAACAGGATGTGTTGCCCCTGCAGCAGAAAACTGAACAGATCAAACTCCTCGAGGATGATCGTACCCGGTCTCTTGCTCGGAAGACTCAGATCGATACACTAATTGCCGGTGGACCTTCACTGACAAACCTAAACCGTGCCAACGGTACGATCGACCCAAACGCAGCCCGCACCCTCCGCGAAACAACGAAGGCTCGCGCATCGATGGTCGCTCAGTACAAGGATGAACAGGTGCAAGTAACGAAGCACATCGCTGATTTGGACACTCAACTGCTGTCCCTTAAGCAGGATGTACTCAAGGTACAGGCACACGTTGGCCCAATCATCTACATTGCGCAAGCCTTTGGTCTACCTGCAGACGACGCAACGAAGTACCTGATCTTCATCATTATCTTCGCATTCGACCCGATGGCCGTCGCAATGACCCTCGCAACGAACAATGCACTGCGTCTGCGCAAGGAAGAGAAGGACTCAAAGGAGGCTGGTGCGATCACACCGCCAGCTGCTGAGCCTGAGCTACCTACACCGATCCCCGAAGAGGTCCAACCTGAACCAGCGCCAGTAGTTGATGAAGTGCA